CCGATTAACGGGCTGAGTGCACCTGGAACACCAACCAAGGTGTCCATGATGTGCGAGTCAACCAATCAGGTTGGGGGGATACTTCCCACCTTCCTTGACTGGCTGGATGAATCTCCAGAACATTGTCCGGAGACCCCTGCTTCGAGGTATACCACAAGTGAAGACGTGGTTCCTCGAGGCCGCTGTGCAAGAGTTGGTTTTTACCTTTTACCTTCTTAAGAAGGCACGAGGTACTCTTGCGCACAAGCCGGCGCCTCGGAGAATCGCCAGTTACCAACGACGTGATGTCATTGGAATCCTGGCCTCCCCAGAGGTATTGAGGGATATGATCGGCCCACTTACGGTGGAACTCGTAGAGATCACTCTCCACGAAGAACCCCCATGGGCGGCACGACCACTCCATCAGCCGGTTGAGTAGACGGATAACATCCGTCTTCCTGCGGACAGGGCCCCGTATAAAGAACGGGGTCACGTCCCAACCCCTGTAGTAATGCTTACCACAGGACTCACGAAAATCTCCCTTCCAGAAGGACTTCTCCAGGTTGACTGTAAAGCCAAACCAAGAGAAAACCCGACTGAGCCGAGGGACCAAGCGAGAAGGAGCTATAATGTCATCACCATAGACTGAGACCGTCCCCTTGATACCTGAGAGTTTCTTGACTGAGTGCACAAGCGCCCAGAAAATAAGACTCTCAAGTTCAAAGGTAAAGCCGTTGCCCATGGAGCTGAACATCTCGAGTTCATGCCACTCGCCGTCAACTTTGACAGCAGGTGACCTGAGATCATCGAGATAACTCCACCACTCGAATGGCAGAAGTTCGAAAACTATCTGCCGAGAGATGGAATCGCTCGCGCTACTCAGATCGATGGTCGCAAGACCACGGTCTAGGGCAGTTCGAGCAAGCTCCTGGTTATGTGTCTGATCGTAAAGATCAATCCCGCGCCGACGAAGTCGACGCTTGATGTGGTTGCCCACGGCACACTGAAGAAAAACGTTGATCTCGGGCTCTTTACAAGCCACTCGATCGATGTCCGTTTTCTTCGGGACGGTAAACAGCTCGCTACCGAGAACTACTTCCACTCCCTGGCCTTCTAGGACCGTGCCTTGCACGGCCTTGGACCAGTGGGGTAGAGCAGCCTCGGTGACATGTGCTTGACCAGAGTGCTTCAGAATAGCTGCTAATTCGCAGCGCCGGATTCTCGTTGAGGCCCCGTTTGAATGGGTGGACACACACAAATCGTCCACACTATCCAAGGGACCGAGAACCTCACGAATGAGTCGCCGGGCGAACCCGACGATCTCGTCCGTGTGGCACCAACCCAAGTCTTCCCCGAAGGGAATTCTCATGTTGGTTTTCCGGTTGTTGTCTTCTGCAGACAGCCACTTCTGTATAGCTGCCTGGCGACGCATGGTTGGTGGAGTGGTACTTGGGTCACTATACTTCGAGAGAAGCTGTGAAGCCAAGTATTCCTCCGCAAATCCAAGCGAGCGACGAGAGCAAACGAGCTCAGTCAACTCACGCTGGAAAGCGTTACCAACCGACTCCGGAAGGAAGTTCGCATCACGCATAACCCCTCTCCCCTGGCCGACGAAGTTCAGCAATCTGTAGAAGATCGCGGAACACCGGTTCCTCAATGACAAACCGATGTGTTACCACACCGGGATGTTCACGAGGGCCGAATCGACCAGAGTGAGGGTACACGTGTAGCTCGAAGCCCTGTTTACCACGGCTAAGAGCGGTCCTGGATGCATATTCTAGGTTATCCCAAGATACGAAATCTGGGCAACTCAGAATAGACTTCTCTGGCAAAGCGCCAAAGAAGAGGGGCTCGCGCACTTGAAGCGCTTGCTCCAACATCCAAGTGTTGAACATCCTATCACTTGAAGCGTCCAGTGTACTCAACATCTGGACGAGTAGGTGCTTTCGCATTGACTTTCTCCATCGAAAGATTAGGGAAGGTAATTGTCATCGCTCCTGGTTACATGATAACCAGGACCACCGGGTGCACAGTGTATAACCGTGTCCTGGTGTGGTCTGGGTACTTGGCAAGCCGCCAAGTATACCAAGGGAGTGCCCAAGGCTAGCAGGTATGCTATCCTTATCAGGGTCCCACTCCAGCGCATCAATAGATGCTCTGGAGGTCCGTGATGACAGCGTCGAGGTCCGACTGAGCGGCGGCGAGCGCGTTGGCCATGAGGCCAGCGAGCAGCTCTCGCTCAGCGGTAGTCGACGTCTTGGCGAACGTGAAGGTCGTATCGACCATTCCACTGCGCACCACTTTGGGGGTATCGACGCCGTTCACCGTTTCGGTGGCGACGATCGGGACCTCCAGCTTCAATCGAACCCGAAAGTTCGACGGAGTCTCGCGAAGCGAGACGCGGAGATGGCTTTCGCCAATCGGCACACCACTGGCAGAAGCCTTGGCGTACCGAAACACGTCATTCGCCTCCTCTTGACGAGGGTTGAAGACGTGGTTGGTCGAATCACGATCCGTGAGCGTGATAGCAGAGAACTGAGGCATAGCCTACGTCCTTTGGTTGAGAAGCGCTAACAATGTTAGCAGCTTGTTTCTGTCCAAACCCAGGCGAATCCTGGGAGTGGGTAGATCAATCACGAAAGAAGTCTCTCTCGTGAAAGCCTTTCCCCGAACTTTCGCGGTATATCGGTTTCCCGAGTACCATGGATGCGAAAAGTTTCCAGCCACGTCTATGTCTTGACGGGCTACCTTGAGTCGATATGCCCCGGCCAAAGTTAGGCCGAGGGTCGAATCAAGAAGGGAAAGAAACTGACCTGTACCGGTGAACCAATCGATCACGAAACTGTATGGGATGATATTCCACGCAGTGTTCAGAGGATTGGTGAGTCCGAGTTGTTGAATGCCTTGAAGCCAATTATCATCGACTTCGTACCAGGCCTTCATTTCAACCACGAACTCCAAGTCACCCGTCGCATCAGGAGTCCTCGTCCACGCAGGTACTTGCCTTACGGCAGTTGCCCTCGCGGTAATGTAGGAATCCTCGGCAGCCAGCGCATCAAGGATGTTCTGTCTGCCATTGGTAATGTCGTCAAGCAAGGGTTTCCACCCGAACTTGTACGCCAGCCAGTTATCCCCAATAGTATCGATGGTAGCGATACCACGATCTATTTGGAGATGGCGGGCTACGGCACGCCAATCGCGACGCCAGGCAGCATGGACGGCTTTTGCAAACCGTCCGACTTGTTCGACCATCGTCCCAATTTCGAGAAGACCTTCCCCGATAGTTTCGGAGAGGTCCATCTTTTGGGCTTTGATGTTTGCCAGAAGGTTATTCCGGCAAGCGTCGACCAAGTCGTCGGGAATGAGAGGGTTACCATGTTTATCGTAAGCCAGAAAGGCCTTCCACTCATCGAAATGAGCGAAGGACCCGACGTTCTTCCGATAGGTCCGCTTGTAGAATCCCCCCCCTGTGGGAGGGTAAGCAAGACCGGATTGCGGCGGATTTTTGCCGTCATGGTGCCAAGGGCCATCATCAATTTGACCGGGTGTCAGTTCATGGTCCATCCCCTCGTAAGGGGTGGGCAGGAACCGATTACCTTGTCTGATGTCGCCCCTGAACTTCTTTCTCACAATGACGTTGTTCGCAGCGAATGATTTGTCCGTGGCCCAAGGGCTCGTGACATACCATATATTGCTGGAACGCTGCCAATTTTCCCTCATGCTATTAACAGTGAGGTTCTGACGAACCTCTATCTCGTCTCGCATAAGATGCCTAGCCTCCTTCATTGAGGAGGGTTGGCACTCGGCGGGTGACAATTTGCCCGACCGAAGGATGCTCCACGGAGCACCCCCCTCTGTCTGAAAAGATAGAGCAGTCCCCCTTAG